ATTTATACAAAAGAAAGAATACTTGGAAATCATTCGGAGATAGATGCTTTGTTGCACCTGTTAAGAATAAAGACCTTTTAAGCACAGATAAAGTAGCTGATCTTATTGGTATACTTAAAATAGGTAATAGCTCCTTAGAGGAGTCTGGAATCAATCCAGGAGACATAGTTGGGTTCACACCAAATAGCGAATGGGAATTTGTTGTAGACAATCAGATTATGTATTGTATGAAATCAAATGATATTGTTATAAAGTATGGACTCGATAGAAACGAAGAAGAATATAATAGCCGCTGGGCGACTAGCGATTGAAGAATTAGTAAAGGTAGCAAAAGAAAAGATCGTTGACTCAGAAGAGGATATTTCAGCTGACAGACTTAAAAATGCTGCCGCTACTAAAAAGTTATGTATATTTGATGCCTTTGAAATTCTTACTAGAATTCAAGAGGAGGAAAGTATGATAAACGAATCGTCAAGTGCTTCAACTAAACCTGCTTTTAAAGGGTTTGCAGAATCGAGATCTAAATAATGGCATATCAACAGGAATTATACCGGATAGCCAAAGACTACGTTAAGCCGCAAGCAATTAAGAAAAAGAATCGCTACGCTAAATGGGAGTATGGTTACGACAAAGAATACGATCTTGTTGTGATAAGTAGAACAGGCAAGATAGGAGATATATATGTTATTGGTGATTTACATATCGCATTACCTTTGCTAGAGGATAAACTTAGTAAAGGAATTAATAAGTGGGCACCAAAAGAATACCCAAAAGAATTAAGTAAAATTAAAAGTGAAGCGGATTGGGAAAAGTACCCAACTGCATTTAAAGAAAAGTGGTATGAATATATTGACACAGAGTTTAACAGGCGTGAAGAAGGTTTTTGGTTTATTAACAAAGACAAGCCTACTTATATTACTGGTACTCATTACATGTACCTGCAGTGGTCCAAGATTGACGTTGGGCACCCAGACTTTCGAGAGTCAAACAGATTGTTCTATCTTTTTTGGGAAGCTTGCAAAGCAGACAGACGAAGCTATGGCATGTGTTACCTTAAGAACAGAAGATCGGGTTTTTCTTTCATGGCCTCAGGAGAGACCGTTAACCAAGGCACAATATCTACGGATGCTAGATTTGGCATACTGTCCAAGTCTGGACCCGATGCAAAGAAGATGTTTACAGACAAAGTTGTCCCGATATCGGTTAACTATCCATTCTTCTTTAAACCAATACAGGACGGAATGGACCGACCAAAAACAGAGCTTGCGTACAGAGTACCGGCCTCAAAGCTTACAAGGAGGAAACTCGATTCAAACGAGAAACTCCAGGAAATTACAGGTCTCGACACAACGATCGACTGGAAAAACACCGGGGACAACTCTTACGATGGAGAAAAACTAAAGCTATTAGTACACGATGAAAGCGGTAAGTGGGAAAGGCCTACTAACATACTTAACAACTGGCGAGTTACAAAAACATGCTTAAGATTAGGTAGCCGTATTATCGGGAAGTGTATGATGGGCTCAACCTCAAATGCATTAGACAAGGGAGGTAAAAACTTTAAAAAATTATATAACGATTCAGACGTTACAAAAAGAAATAAGAATGGGCAAACAAAAAGTGGATTATATAAGCTTTTTATACCGATGGAGTGGAACTATGAAGGATTCATTGATGAACACGGTTGGCCGGTTTTTGACGTACCTAAGAAAGATATTCTTGGTCCTCAAGGTGACATTATTGATGAGGGTGTCATTGATCATTGGGAAAATGAAGTTGAAGGATTAAAAGGCGATCCGGATGCGTTGAACGAATACTATCGTCAATTCCCAAGAACAGAACAACACGCTTTTAGAGATGAGTCTAAGCAATCATTATTTAACTTGACTAAGATCTATCAACAGATAGACTACAACGACGAGTTAAAAAACAACACAATGGTTACGAAAGGAAACTTTCAATGGGAACACGGTATTAAAGATACAAAAGTAATGTTCTACCCGAACAAAGACGGTAGGTTTTATATTACTTGGGTCCCTAATCAAGAACAACAGAATAACATAATAATAAAGAATGGTATTAAATATCCAGGAAACGAGCACATGGGAGCTTTTGGTTGTGACAGTTATGACATTAGCGGTGTTGTGGGCGGTGGTGGCTCTAACGGATCACTTCATGGATTAACGAAATTTTCAATGGAGGATGTCCCTCCTAACCATTTCTTTTTAGAGTACATAGCTAGACCATCAACAGCTGAAATGTTTTTTGAAGATGTACTGATGGCTATGGTATTTTACGGAATGCCTATATTAGCTGAAAACAACAAACCAAGATTGCTTTATTATTTAAAGCGCCGAGGATATAGAGGCTTTAGTATCAACAGACCAGATAGGTCTTACAATAAGTTATCTGTGTCAGAACGGGAAGTAGGTGGCATACCTAACTCAAGTGAAGATATTAAGCAGGCACACGCCTCGGCAATTGAAACTTATATAGAAGATTTTGTTGGTCAAACAAAAGAAGGGTACGGTGATGTTTATTTACAAAGGACATTAGAAGACTGGGCCAAGTTTGATATAAACAACAGAACAAAACATGATGCATCAATAAGCTCTGGCTTAGCCTTAATGGCGTGCAACAAGCACAGATATAGCCCCAAGGGAGCTATAGTAACAAAGAAATACTCTTTAGGGTTCAAGAAATATGACAATAACGGAGCCACTTCAAAAATAATACAATAGATGAATGTAAGTACAAATACTAATAGTCCATTTCCTGATCAGGTAGTTAGCGAGGAAGAAAAGGCCACGCTAGCGTACGGATTACAGGTTTCTCGTGCTATTGAGCAAGAGTGGTTTAATTATGGAGGAGCGGGTTCGAATAGGTACGCAGCTAATTGGAATAACTTTCATAACCTTAGGTTATATGCAAGAGGTGAGCAAAGCGTGCAAAAGTATAAAGATGAATTAGCTATTAACGGTGATTTGTCTTACTTGAATTTAGACTGGAAACCGGTACCTATACTTTCAAAGTTTTCTAATATTGTAGCAAACGGTATTACGCAAAAGGAATATGATTTATCCGCATATTCTCAGGATCCTCAGTCTTTAAAGAAAAGAACTGATTATGCTAATAATATTCTATTTGATATGCTAACAATAGAATCACGAGCTAAAGCCAGCGAGGTTATACCTATGGATCTAAGCCGATCCGGCATACCTGATAGCGCTCTTCCTGAGTCGCTAGAAGAAAGGGATTTACACATGCAGCTTAAGTATAAGCCCGCTGTAGAAATTGCTGAAGAAGAAGCAATAAATACAGTGTTAGCTACAAACGAATACCATTTAACCAGAGCGCGCGTAAATCAAGATTTAGTTAATATTGGCATAGGAATAACAAAAACTTCGTTTAACCCCGCTGAAGGCATAGTTGTTGATTACGTTGATCCTGCTTATTGTGTATGGTCTTACACTGAAGACCCTAATTTTGAAGACATCTATTATTTCGGAGAAGTTAAGTCCATAACTATACCAGAGCTTAAAAAAGAATTTCCTTATATATCCAATGAGGAACTAGAAAAAATCCAAAAATCACCTGGCAACCGTAGAATGATACGAGGTTTTGAAAACTATGACTACAATACTGTTCAGGTATTGTATTTTGAGTACAAAACTTATACCGACCAGGTATTTAAAATTAAAAAAACAGATAGCGGATTAGAAAAAGCTATTGAAAAAACCAGTGAATTTGATCCGCCTCCAAATGACAACTTTGAAAGAGTTGCTAGATCAATTGAAGTATTATATCGCGGAGCAAAAATAATTGGCACGGATGTGATGTTGCAATGGGAGTTAGCCGAAAACATGACTCGCCCCCTTGCAGATACAACTAGAGTAGAGATGAGTTACTCAATAGCTGCGCCTAGAATGTATAAAGGAGTTATACAATCCATTATAAGCAAGTGTATTGGCTTTGCCGACGTAATACAATTAACACATTTAAAAATGCAACAGGTTCTGTCTAGAATGGTTCCTGACGGAATATTTTTAGACATTGATGGGCTGGCAGAAGTTGATTTAGGTAACGGCACAAATTATAATCCAGCTGAGGCACTAAACATGTACTTTCAGACGGGTTCCGTTGTAGGTAGATCTATGACGCAAGATGGCGACATGAACAGAGGAAAGGTACCCATTCAGGAGCTATCAAGTTCTTCAGGTATAGGTAAAATACAATCCTTAATAACAGCATATAATTACAATATGCAAATGATTAGAGATGTAACTGGATTAAACGAGGCAAGAGATGGAGCTACGCCAGACCCTAATTCTTTAGTCGGCTTGCAAAAAATGGCAGCCAACGCTTCCAACACTGCCACAAAGCATATACAAGATGCTAGTATACAATTAACACTGAGCACTTGTGAAAACATATCGCTTAAAATAGCCGACGTGCTAAGCTTTCCTCTTACTAAAAATTCTTTAATGAACAGCGTGTCTACTTTTAATGTGGAGACTTTAAAAGAGATTGAAACCCTTAATCTGCACGACTTTGGCATATTTTTAGAAATGGAACCAGACGAAGAAGAAAAAGCTGAATTACAACAAGCAATACAAATATCTTTGCAAACAAAAGAAATTGATATTGAAGATGCGATTGATCTTAAGTCAATAAAAAACCTTAAGCTAGCTAATCAAATGCTAAAGGTTAAAAGAAAAAAGAAGCAGGAAAGAGAACAGGCGCTGGTTCAACAAAATATTCAAGCACAAGCACAAGCAAATGCAGAAGCTTCTGAAAAAGCCGCAATGGCTGAGGTGCAAAAGCAGCAGGCTTTAACAGCGGAAAAGGTAGCAATAGAGCAAGCAAAATCTAACTTTGAAATGCAGAGAATGCAAGCAGAGGCTCAAATCAGCAAAGAAATAATGGCAACTAAATTTCAATATGATTTAAAATTAGCTCAAGCCGCTTTACAAGCAAGTAAAGCAAAAGAGGATAACGCTGATGCAGCAAAAGCTAAAAGAATAGAAAAAGAAGGCACTCAACAAAGTCAAATGATAGAGCAAAGGCAAAATAAAGGAATGCCTAAAGATTTTGAGGCTGGTGATGCGGGAGCTATGGGAGGCATGGACGTGTCCCAATTCATGCCCCAATAAACAAGTATTTTTAATTATATAATATCATATCATGAATGAAAAAACAGAGGGGTCTTTTAAGATCCAAACAAAACCAAAACTTACGGAAGAACAAATAGCTGCTAGGAACAAAGAGCCTTTAGTAGATGTTCCAAGTAATGTAACTAGAGTAGTAATACCTAAAGAAGGAATAGATGCCGTTCAAAAGCCAAGCACAGAAAAAGTGGATGTGGATGAATCAGCCGGGGATAGCCCGACAATGGTCGGAGAAGTATCCGAGCAAGTCATCAAAGAAGTTACCGAAGAAAGTAAGCCAAAAGAAGAAGTAAAACCAGCTGTAGCACAGCCTGAATTGCCTGAAAACATTACTAAATTAGTGGATTTTATGAGGGAAACAGGCGGCACAATGCAAGATTACTTGAGATTAAATACTAATTACGACGATGTAGACCGCGATGTATTAGTAAAAGAATATTATAAAACTACTAAATCCCACTTAAGCGCAGACGAAATTGATTTTATGATCGATGACAACTTTGCGTTTGATGAAGAATTAGATGAGGAGCGAGATATCCGTAGAAAAAAACTCGCATATAAAGAAGAGGTTGCAAAAGCCCGTAAGTTTTTAGATGATACTAAAAA